CTATCTGGTTGTATTGTTGTAACACCTGTGTTATCTATATTAACATCACCAGTCATTGCAACTGATTGTGCAGTATTACCTGTATCACCTACGAATATTTCACCATTATTTAACGATGGTTGTGATGTAAATCCTGTAACCACAACACTACCACCATCATTTCTATCTAATGTTAATGTTTCTGCTGAGAATGTACCACCTGTAACATAAAAATCACTACTAGAAATACCACTTAAATTACTACCATCCCCATAATAAGTAATACCAGATAAAACTGATATTGTTGATGTTAAATCACCTAAACCGCCATTCCTTGAAATTGTGAATGTGTTTACATTATCATAGGTAAATCCTGTTACAAATGTGTTTGTACCTACAGGTACAGAAACATCTACTTTAATGATATCATCTATTGTTGTGATTGTAGTATTACTACCACCACTAATTGTTCTAAAATATAAATCAGTACCTGATTTTCCGCTAAACACTTCATTAGCACCACCACTATTAATACCATTTCCAATCTTAGTATCTAATTGTGTTTGTACATTCCCACTATAAATGTTAAAGTCCGATATATTTAATTTACTATCTATTTGAGTTTGTACACTTCCACTATAACTATTAAAATCAGTTATTTCACTAAGAGTATGTGTGTGAGCAGTACTACCTAAATCAGATAGATTTATACTAGACTTAGTGAAATGTATTGTTGTATCACCAGTATGTGTTGTAAAATCTGTATTATCGGTTTTACTATCTAATTCTGTTTGTAAGTTTACTACTTCACTAATTGTATGTGTATGTGCTGTAGATATTAAACCACTAAATGAAGTTTGATGTGGGTTACTAGTATCACCTGTATGTGTGTTAAATTGTGTTAAATCAGTCTTACCATCCAATTCACTCTGTAAATTAATTACTTCACTAATTGTATGTGTGTGAGCAGTACTACCTAAATCAGATAGATTTATACTAGATTTAGTATAATGTATCGTTGTATCACCAGTATGTGTTGTAAAATCTGTATTATCGGTTTTACTATCTAATATTGTTTGGGTATCACCTGTGTAAGTGTTAAATGTTGTTATATCTAACTTACCACTTATTAATGAAGATAAATCAATACCACTAACATCTACACCATTACTTTTTTCTAAAATCAAATCTGTACCTGATAATGTACCACCAGTAACAAAGGTATCTGTTATACCAGTAACAAAACCACAAACATCGAATGTTGTTCCACTATTAGTAGTAAACGTAACACACCCATTTGAAGGGTTATATGTACCACCAGTAACGTTAACATCATTATCACTAAATAATGCTGCTGAATTAGTTACGTTAAATGTACCACCAGTTGTGTTTGTAAACGATAGTTGTTGTGTAACTGAATTAGCATTACCACTAGAAACAAAGACATCAACAACACTACCAGTGTATGAATTAAAAATACTTGTTTCTAATTTATCATCTATTTGTGTTTGTACATCACCACTATAAGTGTTAAACTCACTTACATTTAATTTACCATCTAACTCTGTTTGTAAATTAATTACATCACTAATTGTATGTGTATGTGCTGTAGATGTTAAATTACTAAAAGATGTTTGGTGAGGATTACTCGTATCACCAGTATGTGTATCAAATAGTGTTAAATCAGTCTTACTACCTATTTGTGTTTGCACATCTCCACTATAAATATTAAATGTTGTTGTGTTTACTTTACTATCTATTTGTGTTTGTACATCACCACTATATGAATTAAAATCAGTTATTTCACTAAGTGTATGTGTGTGAGCAGTACTTCCTAAATCAGATAAATTAATACTTGATTTAGTATAATGTATTGTTGTATCTCCTGTATGTGACGTAAAATTCACATTCTCAGTTTTACCATCTAACTCTGTTTGTAAGTTTACTACTTCACTAATTGTATGTGTGTGTGCTGTAGATGTTAAGTTAGTAAAAGATGTGTCGTGAGGATTATTAGTATCCCCAGTATGTGAATTAAATAATGTCAAATCGGTTTTACCACTAACTAGTCCTGATAAATCAATAGGGTTAACATCAACACCATTATTTTTTTCTAACACTAAATCGTCACCTGATAATGTACCCCCAGTAACAAATGTGTTTGTATCTGTATCACCAGTTGTACCAACAACAACATTACCAATGGAATCAATACCTAAATTATTTATTGGACTGCCCGTACCTAACTTACCTATAGTAAGTGTTCCATTAATATCTAAATTACCATTTGGTAATTCTACGTTTTGATTACCATCTATATTTATAGCAGTTATAGATGTACCACCACTATTTGTAGTACTAATGATAATATCAGCATTGTCCTCTTCATTCCTAATAAATAAGGCATCTGTATTAAAAGTTGATACATACCCTAAAAAACCTTTCCTTTCCGTAGGGTCCCAAAACTCAATATAATTATTATTTGTTAGTGATGTAGTTTCCAACCTAAGTATTGAACTATTACCTTTTACATGTAATTCCACATTTGGGGTATTAGTTCCAACACCCAATCTACCCGTACTAGAGCTTAATAAGTCAATAGTAACTCCACTTGTTGACCCGAAATAAATATTTCCTTCATCATTTGGGTTTATCCTAAGTGGTGAACAAGAATGGATATTAGAAACATGTATATCACTTATACAAGTACCTGAAGTATTACCAGTAAATTCTAAACCACTTAAATCAATTGATGAAGTACTTGAACCATCATTTAAATTTAATATTAAATCAGTGTTAACTAATGTACCACCAGTAACAAAAGTATCATTAACATCTATAGTAGACAAATCAACAGTAAATGCTGAAAGAGTATCATTTCTATCAAAAGTGATTAAACCAGTATTATTATTATATGTACCACCAGTCACGTAGTAATTAGCTAATCCACCAATTACAACACTAGCACCGTCATTCCTAACTAGAGTAAGTGTATCAGAAACATCATTAAATGTACCACCAGTAACAAAAGTATCATTACCATTTACAATATCTAATATATTAGTACCACCAGATAAATAAGTGTTAGCTTCAATAGTATTTGCTGTAAACGAATTAATACCATTAACATTACTATTAAATGTTATAACCCCAGTACCCATTGTAATAGTTGTATCACCACTACAACTTTGAATTAAATTAGTATAAAGTGATGTACAAGCACTAAGTGTTGGACTCCCACCAGTTAATGATAAGGGTTCAATTATAAATGTTTTATTAATGTTAGGTGTATTACTATTACAACTCATAAGTCCTTATGTTATATTATATTTCCAAGTAAAGTGAATTTACCAGTGGAATAAAAATCTTTATTTATTTTAATATATATTGAGTCGCCAGTACTAACGACTATGGGTGTTACTAAATCAATACCATTAAACTTCTCAACACCATTAACTTTTATAACTATGTTATTAACATCTTCAATATTTACAATATCTGTAAACTTAATATCAAAGTCAGGTGTAAATGTGAAATCTGGTTCTGATTTAGGTTTAAATATTACGTTATAATTAACCGAACCATCAGTAGCATTAGTACTCATAGTTACTCTAGGAACAATTGGTTTGTCATCAACTTCAACTACTGCTAAAGCTCTATTAATAGCTGGTATAACTTCAAACTTTTCCTCATCTAAAATATAACCTTGAAGTCTTATTTCAAATGGTTGAACATAAAATCTTTTATTTTCAAAATCATCAATATTAGACTCATCACCAATACTTTCCAATAATAACGGCATTGGATGACCATTAATCTTAATGTAATACTGAATAGCGTTAAAAGCTTGTTGAATCATTATATTAAACTTATTTAAGTCTCTCATTCTGTTACAGAACAATCTAACTTCATAATTAATATCTACTGAAGTTGGTTGAGGAATCTTATACATATCAATACCTCTTCTACCGCCTTCAAATGTAGGGACTTTCATATATGTATATGTGTTTCTACCAGGAATATTATAAAGACCAGCTTGGTTTTTACCCACTTGAGGATTCGGTTGCCTAACTATTGTTATAAAAGGCATCTTAATATTCTTATACTTATCGGAGTGTTGCCATGTCTTTGAAAACTCTGACCACCTTTGAAGTGTTAAGAATAATACTGGAACCTTTTCACCATCTAATACAAGTTCTAAATCTTTCTCAACAAACTCTATAAATGATTTATCCATATCTTCATACATAACACCTCTAGGTAGAAATGTACCATGTTCGGTTATATCCTCAAGAATCTCTCTTCTTCTCTCTGGACCAACCTTACCCTTAATAAATTTTAAATTCTTCCTAAATCCTTTTGGCATTCCCATATTAAATTATTTTTATAATCCTTCTTTATATTTCCAGTGATAACCACCAGCTGTTTTTCTATCACCTCTAAGTACAGCATTTATATGACCATATACCAATTTAACTGAAGTAACAGAATCCCATTCCTTTATTATTTTTCCGTTTTTATCTATTTGTAAAATCTTTTTTGGTTTTTGTTTATTATGTCTTTCTTTTATAATTTCTAATTCTTTTAATGATAGTGGCTCATTTGAATACCTCCATATAAACCCACCAGCACTATTCCTCTTTCTTTTAACAACCAAATCAATATTAGATATACCTAAATCAGATTTAACCTTATTAACCGATTCCCACTCACCTATTAAATCACCTTGAAGTGTATATTGTAATACACTACCTTTAATACTTGACTTAATTAATATATTAATATTCTTGGGTATCTTACCTTTTTTAGCGTTAGACATCTTCTTTTTAGTTTCTTCAGATACTATTCTACCATAGGTTCCCTCACCACCCTTTGTCATGTTTTTCAAATCAAAACCCCAAGAATGCATTTGTTCTATCCAATACATTTCCCAGAATACCCAATCATTTACCGTAACTTCATCAATTATTTCTAATATTGGTTTTTTTCCTTTATTAATTAAAGATTTAATCCAAGCATCTCTTTTATTTAATCTATTTTTATTCCTAGCATCAAATATATGTCTATAATATCTATGTTTAATATCTTTAGCTTTACCCACGTACTTAACTCCTTCGGAATCTGATAATGTATATATTTTAATTGTCTTCATATTAATATAATATCATTAAAGGCCACGGAACTCATCTTCTTCCACACTAGCACAAACAACTGTCCTAAATGCACCCTTATATCCCATAATAGTATGTTTGTTATCGTAATTCTTAATACCATCATTACTAACTGAGAAATATCTAATATCAGTTTCACTAACTTGATACCCAACATAATCACCATAATTAAGTTCAACACCTAATTCCTCCAATTGAGCATCATAGATACCAAAAGTTAATTGACCATCTTGTAAATATCTAAGAGAACCAGAACCACTATTATAAGCTTTGTTTTCAGGTTCATTCATAATAGGAATAACCCTCAACTCAACTGGTGGGAAAAACTTAATCCCATCCTTAACAGCTTCACCATATAAATCATCAGATTCAGTTCTTTCTCTATCAACCCTATATAGGATGACAACAAAGTTACCATCACCTTCTATAGCCTCTCTACCGAAAGAAACCTCTAAGTTAAAATCTTCTTCTGAAAAAAATTTATTGATTCTATTTATGGGTACGTTCTTCTTTGGCATAATAAGTTATTTTTTATTTTCGTAATATCTTTTTAGATAAATATTTGGAAACAAAGAATAATCAGTAAACTATTGATTTTTTATAAAAAATTCGTTATATTTAAGTAATAACGATATTGTTAAATTATTTTAAAATTGATAAATTTGGACGATATAAAAGGGCGTTCAGCTATTACTATATTGGAAAATTATACTGGTAAAAACCCTTACTTAAAGAAATTAAAATTAAAATTAAGTAAGAGTGGTAAGCTAAAACTTACAGCAAATCAAACCAAGTATATTATAAACAATCATGATAAGGAACCTATTCATGTGAATAAGGTTATTAGTATAACTACGTACCTAGGTGAGGAACTAAAACAACATTATAATTTATCATTTGTTCCAGAGAAAATACTTTTTGAATATATCTTAGCAGAAAGTGAAAAGGTTTATCACGTATATGGTAAACTAAAAAGAAATCAAGATAAATCTGAAATGTACTTCATACCAAAAACACAAGTACTTGATGACCCATTCTATAAAGAAGTTGATATAGATGTTGACTTCACAAAATACATAGAGTTAGACCAATTCCAACTTAAAGACGGAACAATAGGTAGAACACCTTACGAACATCAAATAAATGGTGTTAAGTTCTTATTAACAAATAAGGGTTGTCTTTTAGCTGACGACATGGGGCTTGGGAAAACGATGATGAGTGTTATAGCAGCAATAGAATCTGGTGCTAAAAAAATACTAATTGTTTGTCCTTCAGCAGTTAAGATTAACTGGGAAAGAGAAATACAATACTTCCAAGAAATGGATACAGCCATAATTGAAGGTAAGAGATGGAAGGATGCTAAGTTTACTATTATAAATTATGACATACTTAAAAATTTCCATGAAATACCAGATAAGAATATAAGGGAAGAAGATATCTGTTGGGATAGTCAAGAACTAGTTAAAGCTAATTTTGATTTAATTATTATTGATGAGGCACATAAATTAAAAAACCCTAATAGTAATAGAGGCGCTATAATGAAAGACTTATGTACTAACTACGGTGACAAAAAAGTGTGGTTACTTAGCGGTACCCCAGTAGCTAACAGACCAATGGATTATTATAATTTATTGAAGTTGATAAAATCACCAATAGCTGATAACTGGAAACACTTTGTTTTAAGATATTGTGAGGGTAGACAAATAACCACAACACTTAAGAATGGTAGACAAAAAAGAGTTTGGTTGACAAACGGAGCTTCTAACCTAGAAGAACTAGCATTAAAGACTAAACATGTTTACTTACGAAGACTTAAGACTGAGATAGGCGATATGCCAGAAAAGAATGTCGTACCATTATACCATAAGTTTAATAAGAAACAATGGGCTAATTATGACAACCTATGGGAAGAGTACCTTGAAGAAAGGAGAGCTAAGAAAAAAAGAGGTGAACCAGAAAGAGACTTAGTTGAGTTAGGTCTTTTAAGGAAATATGTTGCCATGGAAGCCATTCCTAAGACCATAGAGCAAGCCGAAGAGATTTTAGAGCAAGGACATAAGGTTATTATATTTTGTAGCTTTACAGACGAATTAATGGAGTTGGAGAATTACTTTGGTAATAAATGTGTCATACATCACGGTTCTATGAGTGATAAGGATAAACAAAAATCAATCGATAAATTTCAACAATCAGATAAGGTTACAGTGTTTATTGGTAATATTATATCAGCTGGTGTTGGTATCACACTTACTGAAGCCACACATGTAATATTTAATTCATTTGACTGGGTGCCAGGAAACAACGAACAAGCGGAAGATAGGAGTTACAGAATTGGTCAGAAGAATAATGTAACGGTGTATTATCAATTATTTGAAGATACGGTATCAATAAGAATATGGGGTACTCTACAAAGAAAACAAAATATCATTGACACCATAATGGGTCAAGTAGAAATAAATGAAGATGACGTTATAGGTCAGATGCTAGATGAAATAATAGAAGATTATGAATAAAGTAAGATTATACGGATTTAAAGATTGTCCATACTGTCAAGAAATTAAAGGACTATTTGATAAAGATGGTTTAGATTATATCTATGTTGATATTGAAGACAAAAAAAACGACAAAGAGGTTGATAAGATAATGAAGATTGGTAAAACAGATAGTGTGCCAATCATATTGGTTAATAAAACATTGTTATCACCAGAAGTAAGTTTCAAGACTATACAAGAAGCTTTTGATTTAACTAAAAAATTCTTATCTGAAGAAAATTAAAAGATTACTAGTTTTTATAATATTTATATAATAAATAGATATTATGCCGATTAGTAACGAAGACAAGAACAGAATATTTGAACAATTTAGGGTATCTATGGGTGCCCCTCTTCGTCAGATTGAATTAACTGACGATATGTTGTGTACGCTATTGGATATTGCTATTGAAGACTATGCGCAATACGTACAAGAATGGCTTATAGAACATCAATGGCAATCATTACTAGGTCAAAACATAGACACTACAGACATGGCTTTCGCTTTGAGTGTTAGAGATTTTGATTTCATGACCCAATACACATACGCATACTCAAAACAAGTAGGATTACAAGCTAGAGGTCCTTGGGAACTTAAAAAGGATTATGTAACATTAGAAAATGGAAGACAAGTTTATGAAATACCACCTGGTAGAGAAGTAAATGAAGTTTTATGGATTACACCTCCCACAACACAAGCAGCCTTATTCGCTAACTACGGTGGACTAGATTATGGTTTCGCTGGTGGTTACGGACAACTTGGTGGTGTTGGTGGTGGTGGAAACGGATATGGTTTCGGTGGAAACGGTGGGTACTACATCGCACCAGCATACGATATTTTACTTACTGCTAGTGATTTAAACCTTAAGAATAGGTTATTAAGAAGTGAATTAGCATATAAATTAACTGCTGGTCCTAACGGAAGTAGATTATTACACCTATTATCAACACCAGGTTCTAAGTTTACCTTTGGTCATGGTATTGGTGGTCCAGGAAGTTCTATTAACTTAACTGGATGTCAGGTATGGTATTTTTATTATGATACAGATGCATCGAATGTTGATGATTGTAGAGCAGATAACCCAGACATTATTAAATTACCTAATGATGTACCTTTATCTAAATTAGATTTTGCTGATTTTAATGAACCTACCAAGACACTTGTTAGACAGTTATTTATATCTGAAGCTAAAAGAGCTCTAGGTAGAACAAGAGGAAAGTTTGGTGGTATTGTAGGTCCTCCAGAAGCCGAAAGAACTATGGATTATGAATCTTTATTATCTGAAGGTAATGATGAAAGAAAATCAGTACTTGAAAGACTTGATACTAGACTTGATAGATTGTCATCCACAAAACAAATTGAAAGAGCAGCTAATGAATCTGAATTCTTAAATAAACATTTAAAATTCCGACCATTAGGTTTCTACATAAAATAAATACAAAAAAATAAAGGAGCTTTAATTAGCTCCTTTTTTATTTTAATCGTTTTCAAATTTTATAATTAAATCATCTGGTTTTTGATTCTTAGCTTTATCTAAATTATTTTGATAACTCATTTCCATTTTATAAGCTTTTTCTAAAGTAAGGCTACCAGTTTGATTATAATCCCAGTCTTTTCTAACCCACTCACCATCATAACCCATTTCCCAGTAATTATCTTCTAAGAATTTAATCATATCAGCTTTTAACTCATCCATATTTTGAGAAACTGTTTCTGGGTCTTTATGATTACTTATTGATTCTTTATAATCTAACCATTGTTGATATCTATCATCTACATCATCTTCTAATGTATTATAATAAATCTGTCTTTCTTTAGCTTTAGGTTCGTATTTAAGTAATATCGAACTATCAGCTAACTCAACACCCCACTTATTGGAAATTAACATGAACTTACCATCCACTTCGAATAAATCACAAAAACCTAGAAGTTCTTTAGGTAATTTATTTTTACTCTTCATTTCATCATAATCAGCTATCTCAAGTCTCATACAGATATCATCTAGAAGTCTTTTCTCTTCTTTAATACCTTCAATTCTTTCTATACGTTTTCTTTCTTTATAATCAGCCCTAAGTTCATCCCATTCTTCTTGTTCCATAAAGTTAGGTAATTTATTAACTGAATCCCAGAATCTAATTTCTTCATCACTCATACGCATAACATATTCATATGAATCTTGGTCTGATTCTTCAAAAGGTTTACCAGCAATCATTTCACATTGTTTTTTAGTGAAAGCACTTCTCTCTTTCAATTTAAGAACCTTAGTTTTTTTATCTTTATAAACATCGATAATTATATCATTCCTAATTTCTGGGTCGAAACAAACTAATAATGGTTTAATTCTTTTATTAAATGCATCCAAATACTTAGCTACATTATATTCATCAGTTGTATAATCTGGATTCTTCTCTATCTCAACTAATGGTACTAACTTACAGTTAAATGCAACCTCTACAACTTGTTTAGTCTTTTTATCCTTAATAGTTTTAATATCAGCATGACTCTTAGCAGTACCAGTGTTAACATAATAAATAACATCACCTAGATTAACTTTTAAATCATGTTTAAGTATTAATTCCATGTGTGCTTGCCTAGATTTAAGGTTACCAGCTTTATTCTTTTGTCTACAATAAACATTCTTATAATTGTCTGGTGTAAGTTTAACCTTAGACTTTGATGCAATTTTTGCTACAGGTATTTCATAATTATAAATCTTACTTACATAATCATAATACCATTGTATAAACTCATAACCCTTACCATCTAAAAGAAGTCTAACACCCTTATCTAAGAATTCTTCAATATAAACTGGCATTGCCTTTGACTTAATTGAGTTACCAACTAATTTAACCTTACCATCAATCAAGTTAGCATAATTCTTTCTAGCAAAGTTAATTGTTGAATCACAAACATCATCAATATCCAACCCCATTCTACCTTCCATATAGGTTTCATTGAAATCAGCTAATACAGATTCAAGACCAGTTAACTCTGTACCTGGTTCATACTTAGATGTTTTCCAGTGATTAGCCTTAACAACATACTTAATATCATTAATATGTTCTGGTAATGCAAAGTTAGCACCATCAGTATCCATCACTAATGGCCTGAACCCATGTGTTTCTTTAAAATGTTTAAGCATAAGTCTTAATGACTGTCTACCTCTACATGTTGTTTCTTCAGCACAATCACTATCACCCCAATTGAATATATAAGGTGCACCGTAAGCACCAAAGAATGAGTTAGCTAATATCTTAAGAGGTAATTGTTTTTTATCAAAGTCAGATGCAAATTTATTTTGCTCACTAATCATATTTTTAGCGTTAGTGGTTCTTTCTGGTGATAACTTATCTTTATTTTTATCAAATAAATCTTGATACTTAGACTTTAACTTCTTAGCATCACCCATCTTAAACTTAAATTCATCCCTCTTATCAACAACATATGTTAAAAGACCTTCCATAACACCAGATATATCTAAACTTGGGAATATACCCCATGTTAATTGAGTTTTAGGGTATAGTGCCGCGAAATCCAGTTTAGCAACATCTCTAGCGTAACCAACTTCAATAAGTCTAGAAAGACCACCAACGAAGTTTCTCTTCTTCTCTAACGCTGGTATACCTAAACCATTTTCATATGACCATGCAGCCATAATCAATTTCCATTGTCCAGCAGTACCCATTGTAGATGAACGCATATATGACGTTGGTAATAACTTAGCAATTAAATAAGCGGCTTGGTTATATATTGCATCTACCTGGTCTGTTTCCCAAAGGTCATCTAATAGATATCTTTGAACTATATAATCACCCTTGACAACCACATACCCTTTTTCTAAGACTCTATCTTCTGTAATCTTATACCAATCACCATCAGAATCATTAAAAGCGTAATCAGAAGTGTCTGACCATGTCTTATTAAGAATATCACCAGGAACGTAAACCCTATTCTTTTTAGCCACACCAGAAAATTGTGTAATATACTTAAGTGACCATGATTTTATATCTGAATTAATAGCTTGTGCCCTACGAACTGAATGTGAAATATCTAACACATTATAACCCCACATAAGAGTTTGTTCAAAAAGTTCTGATTCACCACCTAATTTAAGCATCGAATCTTTCCATCTAATTTTTTTATTAGGATTAAGTGTTCTAGCAATACCTGTGATATCTATACTAAGTCTTTCACAACGTCTTTTAATAAATGGCCAATCAAAGTTAGCATCATTATAAGCTGTTATTAAATCTGGTAATCTTTCATCTATTATTTGGAAGAATCTAATAATATTACGTCTTTCTGAATCTCTTTTTTCTTGTTCAGTATTACCTCTAGTTTCTAGAACTTCTTCATAACCTCTATTATCTCTCATACCGATTTGGAATATTGCATCAGTTGATGCGTCTAATCCTTCGGTCTCAAGGTCAAATTGAAATCTATGTAAGTCGTTATAATCATCCATACCCTTAAACAATCTCTTACCTGTTTGTATAAGAAATTGCTCATCTGGGGATAACGCAACAAATAGACTCTTAAATGTCGGTGAATTTTTATCAGTGGGGTCTATATTATCCGAACTATATAAATCAACACCGCCCTCTCTAAAAAAGTTAATTAGATTTGAATAACTACCATTACATATTGCTATGAATTTATAACCATTATCTAACCTTTCTGGGGTATTACCTTCATCATCATCAACCCTAAGCTTTTTAATTTTAACTTTATACTTAGTCATTGCAGCTTTTATGTGTGAAGATTTTCCACCATATAATAAAACAGAAACCTCATGCTTCAACCAAACAAATGGTTTATAAGAATGTTTCTCAATCCTCTTACCAGTTTCTGGGTCATTAATAATTAAATCTACTGTGTTATCTCTATACGAACTCTCAATTCCTATTATGTATTTTTGAGGGTCTTTACCCTCAAGAAATTGTTCTATTATTTCAAAACTAACTGCATTACTCATAAAAACTTTTTTTACAAATATAGTTAATTAAATTTTTTAAAACAAATTTTTAAGGAATATTCTTCTTTTAATCTTTTTGTAAAAAGATTAACAAATATAATTCTTTATAAGTAAATTAGCAACTTTTTACCTTACTTTTTTATAGAACCATCAAGGACGTTAATAAATAATTCTTCTCTGATTGGAACAATAAGTGTTCCTTCTGGATGTGCAGTACCATCTAAAAACTCAATTACAAACTGACCAACGTACCTACCAGCCTTATTAGTATCCTTACTAGTAAATTGATATGCTATGTAGTACTCTTCATCTTCACAACCATTATATTGTGATTTAAGTATACACGTTGCTGGTTTTTTACCTATTTTTTTAACTCCAGTAACAACATCTGTCATACAGAAGTATATATCACTATTCTGTAACATATCATGAAATTCTTTATATGTATACCTACCATCCTTAATTAATTCCATTTTAAGTATTGGTAATGTTGCTCCTTTGTTAATGTAAAAATCCATAATTATAAATATTCATTTTTTTTATTTTATATCATCTTATGAAGGGGTATTCCATTTACTAACTCTAGCTACTGCTGGAATAGATGTAAAGGTACCATTAGATACTGTAACTTTTGCTTCATAATATGGGTAAGTTGCATCTTCAGGTGCCCATATTACAAAATCTACAACATCGTCTGCCGAAACCTCAGTATTTAAAGGTATTTGCCCAGATGCTGTGGTAACATTTGCTGAACCAGATGTTCCAGCTGTAGGTTCACTCCATACAACATGAACTGGACCTGTAGAAGGGTTAGTTAATACCACAATTTCAATATCATCTGTAGCAGCTTCGTCAAATAATAATCTAATATTACCATCATCGTATATCGTATAAGGGTCTGGAGAAGTTGGGGACGTATTAAATATTTCAAATGTCATTGAATCTGGTTCAGTAGAACCACTAACAACATTACCATTAGAATCAATCCCTAAGTTTGTAATTGGTGTTGTCCCACCTACATTGTTTATATTAAGATTAGGAACATAAACAGTATCGTTTGTTGTACTTGATATGTTTTTACCACCTAAAATAACACTTCTATTATGAGATATTGTGTTACCACTACCACCTATAATAACAGAATCTTCTGGTCTCCCAGGAAATGAAGATATTACATTAGAATCTCCACCTATTATAGCACCTCTACTAGTTTTAGTAATTGTATTGCCAGTACCACCTATTATGGATGATGATATTGATGGATTTAGTCCATTGCTATTTTCCATTCTATTTTGGGAACCAGTAATAACACAAGACTCATTATTTCTTATTGTATTATTGCTACCAAAAACAGCGTTACCACTACCACCTTCAAAGTATATATAATCACCAACAGCAATATTACATAACGAATCGGTTGCGTCACTATACATTTCTACATTTCTACCCCAAGATATACTGTAATTTGCTGAATTACCACCATATATAATTTGTGTGTTTGTAGATGTACCACCAACTAACAAACCATCTCCAATAGCTCTTAAATTATTACCAAGTGTCATTGAGTAATTCCCCCCCAAAGTGTTACCTGAACCAGCATTAATAGAGTATAGTGCATCATTATTTATAATGTTAATCGGTGGTCCCGCATCGACACTTGGGTTAGGTGTCCCTATGTTAACGCTATCAATTACTCTTAAATAAGGAACGTAAACTGTATCATCCGTTGTACCTGTGATATTTTGACCACCTAAAATAACACTTCTAGATACACCATTTAATTCATTGTTGAAACCACCTACTAGACCACTGAAAAAAGATGAATTAACTAATGAACCAGACGAACCTAATATAAAACCATATTGTGTTGATGGTCCAGTGATATCGGACAAACCAGAACTTAGAATAATTGAATCACCAGCGTTATTAATATCATTGTTTACACCACCAATTATAAATGACCTATCTGAATCCGAAGAAACATCAACAATATTATTATTAATACCACCTAAAATACCAGCTTCACTTAAATTAGAACCAGGTCTAGCTTGAATATCATTATTATTACCACCTATAATAAATGAGGTATCACCAGTTAATATATTGTTATTAAAACCACCAATAATTGAAGCATTATCAGAGTTATCTAATTTATTATTTCTACCACCACCAATTATACTATCTGTGTTTGTGTTTAATGTTGTGTGTGCAATTGTTGTATTAGTATCTATTAATGCTCCTGTTTGTGAAGTCCAATAAATACTACTACTTGATGTACCACTAACAACATTACCACTTGAATCAATACCTAAGTTATTTACCGATGTTCCTGTACCTAATGTTCCAATATTAAGTGTACCACTTATTTTAGTATTACCACTAACATCTAACTTTTCTTGAGGGTTTCTAATACCAATACCCACATTACCCTTAGTACTACCACTACCATATAATGTTAGTGTTGGTGTTGGTGTTGATAATGGGGTGTTACCAGCATAAAACAATAAACTATCTTCCTTATCACCAATACTCGACTCACCATTTACAATATGGAAATTATTAGTTTCACCATAAGCATTTAAAAAAGCATCGTTAGCCTCACCAAATTGTCCCAATTGAGCAACAGGAGTTGAACCTACAATACCTAAACCAACACCATATGATGGGTTATCACTAACTGCGTTAAACACAGTTAAACCACTAGAATCTAAAGATTTTACATAAATTTCACTTCTAATTCTATCATCGCCAAGTCTATTACCATCGGTATCTATCATAACTCTACCAGTAGAACCACTAAATTGACCTATATAGGTATTGTCATTTGTCCCTACAGATAATTTACCACTTATTTTAGTATTACCACTAACATCTAACTTTTCAGTTGGCGTTGCAGTACCAACTCCTACATATCCTCTTGTACTTCCTGAACCATGAACATGTAAATGTGGTGTTACACTATATTGTTCACCAGCAAAAAAGTTAATATTATCACTACCACCTGGTGAATTGACAAAATTTAAATCATTAGCGTTACTTGATGCCACTATTGCAGTATCACTATTTTCTCCATATATAGCAAGATTTGAATATCTATTATCAGATAAAGCTATTATTGCAATACCTTCTGACCCTGTAGAAACATTATTCACGATATTGATTGCTGTTGAACCACTTGGAGTATCATAAGATTCAAAAAGAGTATGATTACCAAATCTACCATCTGGTAAATAATCTGATTCTACATTAAATCTTACACTACCACCTGTTCCATCAATGTGTAATTTAGCAGTAGTAGCACTAAGTCCAATTCCTATATTACCATCAATATCAATGATAAAAGGTGTTGCATCTGGATTAGCTTCATCCTCCACTAAAACAATAGGTTGACTACCTGAAGTAGAGTATACATGTAATGTAGCCTGTGGTACTAAACTATTTGTACCTATACCAACCTTATTAGCTGATGATACTACTAAAGGGCTAATACCAGTATTGTCACTATCAAACCTTAATAAGTTTTCACCTCCACTTAATACAGACCTAAAGTTGTATTGAGAACCATCATTAGTGTTTTTAATCCTAAATGCTCTTTCTGGTGATGCATCATCATACTCTATCTGTAGTTTAGTATTAACCGAACTAGCACTCATACCGATACCCACATTACCACTATTATAATGTATACCATTAACATTTGTTGACCATAAAGAAGAGGTACCACCAGTAGTTCCACTAACAACATTACCATTAGAATCAATCCCTAAGTTAGTAACTGATGTAGTCCCACCTATATTGTTTATATTAAGATTAGGAACATATACTGTATCATCAGTAGCACCTGTTATATTCTGACCACCTAAAACAACACTTCTATCACCTGTTACTAATGAATTTGTTGAATGTATGAATGATGTTAAACCACTAGCAGTTGAAGAAACCCCACCAGAATGTGAGGCATTACCACTAGCCAATGTATTAAATCCTTGAGCAACAGAATAGTTACCTGTAGCATCTAAACCACTATCATTAATTGTTTTAATTGAATAGAATCCAGTTGAACCAGAAGTCCAATAATCACTTCCACCACCAGAACCAACATTAAAAGATAAATCATTACCATTTATCTTTTTAAGTGTTACTAGGTTACCAACTGTTGTGGCACTATATATTAGTTCACCTCTAAGATATATAAAGTTATTATCAACATCAATATGTTTTAATACTGACGATTTAGTTATATCTGGTGTTGGTGTTATCCATGGACTTATTAAAGTCCTAAGTATTAAATTATTATTTGGCATAACTTTTTATTTATAAATATGTAGTTTTTTTTTATTTATTATTTAGTAGTAGTAACTGTTAATGTAGAAGCTCTACCATCACTAGTTGCAAATCCTATCGTACCTCCATCACCAGGTTCAGTTTGGTAAACGGTTATTTCTTGACCATCAATACCGCTAGTAATATTAGCTGCTACATTACCAGTAGTTTCGGTGATAAACCAATTCGAACCAGCTACCCCATCATCAGCCTTTACATTTGCACTATTGAAGTTATTAGTTGTATGTACATAAACCTTTTGAGAACTAGCTGCAATATTTACAGATGTAACAATATTACTAAGGTTAGGTGACCCGAAATATATTCTAGTATCACCACCAATAGGGTCATTAGTATAAAAGAATCCAGGTATATCACCAAATATATTTTTATAATGAGATTTTATATACCAATTAATACCATCACAATAAAAAGTTATTGAGTCACCATTAGTTATATTAACTGAACTATAATATTTATCTATTTTTGTAACACCTGGTGCTACTATTACAATACTTTGTTTACCACCAACATGTTTTACAACGACTTCATTACCCTTTGATTCAGAACTAATTACTGGTAAGATAAAATCAGGTGTGTTATTCTCTTGAGTCTCCCAAGTTAATACTTTTGTAAAGGTATTTTCTAATAAATTATAACTACTACCAAAAGAAATATTTTTTACATTAACATAATCAAGTTTTAACCCATAATAACCCCAAGTAGTATTACCTTCATCGTCTGAAACTAATACTTTACCAGCACCTTGTGAACCATTATTTAATGTAAATCCACCATCAACAATAACCTTATCATTAGTTAAATCAATAGTCATTGTTTTCTTACTATCATTAGGCCAAGATGCTCCAGCACCTATAGAGCTTTGGAAACTAATTGATTCGTCAGCTTGTATTGATAGTATAGCATTTTCTGCGTCATTATCAGCGGATATGATATTTACATTATTACCACCAGAGTTCATTATCAACCCGTTATAACTAATATCTGCCCCACCATTATTAAAATATGTTGTTAATTCAATAGAGGTTTTGTCTGTATCGCCAGTACCACCATTCCTTATTTGAATACTTGAGGACGTATCAGAAGTACCACCAATATTTTTATGTTTTAATATTAAATTATTAGTGAAATTACCTACACCACTAATACCACCATAAGTTAAATTACTATACTTACTTTCAACAGATAAAATATCTGATGTACTATTAGGATTAGTAATAAGTGTACTTCCAGCAACCTCTAATTTATTGGTTGGTGATGTTCCATTACCAATACTAACATTACCACCATTAGTGATATATAATTTACCACCAGCAGTTTCACTATTTCTACCTATTTCAAACCCATCAGCCCCACTAGAAAAAGACCTTGAACCCATCAACCAATAATCCTGATTACCAGTAAAACCACCAGCAGTATTTAAAAATCTAATAGCTGAATTATCAAACCCAGAACCTTCAATATGTAACTTATTTTGTGGTGAATTAGTACCAATACCTACATTACCTGAAGGTAAAGAATACATATTATTACCGTTAACACTCCAGTCATTATCTGCTGAATTTAACGGACTTAAATCAACACTATATGTCTGACTATCGTTACGATTAAATGTAAGAGTGTTATTACTTAATGAAACTGATTCTGTAAACGTATCAGCGTCCTCAGCATTTTCTAAGTCACCTAACCTATCTTTTAATGGTTGTAACATTGTAGAAAGGTCAACACTATATAAACCATCACCATTTACATTATTATCAAAACTAATAATTTCACCGTTAAGGTTAGCGGCAGTAGTATAACTATCAGTAAGTTCTTTTGCAAATCCAGAAACTTCAAAAGTAGTACCCACATTTGTTGTATAAGTTACTATACCTGTTGACGGGTTATATAAACCGCTAACAACATGAATATCATTATCAGTAAATAAGGCAGCTGCATTAGTCACTTCAAAAGTTCCACCATCTGTGTTAGTGAATATTAATTTTTGATTTAAAGCATCTACACTACCTTGATTAACATATACATCATCAATCGATAGTATTGACTTGTTAATACCATCTAATTCACTCTGTAAACCAATAACATCACTAATTGTATGTGTATGAGCAGTGCTAGTTAGATTATCGAATGAAGTTTGATGTGGGTTATTTATATCATTAATATGTTCATTAAGTAATTCATTAACTTCTTTAATATCACCACTATTTGACTTAATCACTTTATCAAAATCTCCTAATGTTGTTTGTGTTGTACTAGTATAAGAATTAAATAAATTAGTAATATTACCATTACCAACTTCAACAGACTTACTAACCTCCTCTACCCTAATATCTTGTAAAGTATTGGTCCAACAGTTAAAATTAGATTCATTAACTGGCATATAATCAGCAAAATCTAAATCACCAGAAGCCTCTATTTCTTTTATTTGAGCCTTTGTTTGTTTTAAATCCTCTTGATTTTGTTTTATTTGTTTCTCTAGTTGATTAACAAGTTCTTCATTAACTGGATTTTGATTTTTAGTATCAAATAATTGAGATTGTAAATCTGCTATAGTAACTTCTAATTGTTGTACACTATTTTGTAGTGCATCATATTCGTTC